GCTTGGCATTGTAATAGTAATTATATTTGCTGAAAGCACACTTGTTACCATAAATTTTTTATCAGCAAAATTTGCTGAACCAAAATTAGAGTTTGTAATAGTGCTAAATGTAGAAGCATCTCCAAACAAAATAATATCCCCTGCTTGAAAATTATGTGCACTAGAAAATGTAAGTGTCACTGTAGGTGATCCATTAGTTGTGCTAAATGCATTAGTAATAGCGGTACCTAATGGATTAGTTAAAGGATGTATGTCATAGTAAACGCCTCCTGTGTATACATACAAAATCCTGTTAGTTCCTATTAAAGAATATTTAATACCATTTTTATTAACCATATGATGCAAGCCCCTGACTGCACCAGTTAATTTACTATCCCCTAATTGAGACCAACCACCTATTTTTTCAGGTGTGCCATATCTAAAACGTACGTTTTCTCCCCCTGTCCATTGAGACTCGGCGCCTGTTGATGTGACTTGTTTATTAAATCCCGGTAAAAATCCTAATTTTTGTAACATATAAAACCTTTGAAATATTTAATTTTTTGTTATATATCAGTTTTATAGAGAATGAAAGTATCATAATTAAAAGATGAATAAATATATAAATTGTATAAATTATCTTGTTAGAAAAAAAACTCAGAATATAGCACATAATAACACAAATTTTTTTCAACATCACCTTAATGTTTTTAATAAACTTAGAAAATGGCAGTGCTCTGAAGATATCTGTTATGCGGGTTTGTTTCACTCCATATATAGTAATGAAGTATTTAATATGGAAATAGAGAAAGATAGAGAAATTATTAAAAATTTAATAGGTCAAAATGCAGAATCTTTAGTTTATTCTTACAGTAAAGATAGATTTAAAACAAAAGATTTAAGAATAATATCTTTAGCAAATCATTTAGATCAAAATTTTATTAAAGTAATAGATAATTATTTTGACCAAGAAGATATTATGCAGTCTTATTTTCATTTTAGAGACAAGGTACCCTGGAAATTTATAGGTTCTGGACAAAACAAAAATACATGGAGAAACTTTAGATATTATCCAAAATTTAAAAATAAAATAGAATTAAAATTTAAAAAAAGCACAGAAAAAATTTTAAAAAATTTTAAATATTTTGATTTACTTACTTTAGAAAGAATTTATGCTAGTGGTAATCCTTATGGAACAGTGCATGAATCTCACACTGATTATGGTTTAAATTCGCAAGGAGGCATTACAGTTATGTATTATTTAAACAATACATGGGATTTAAATTTAGGGGGAGAAACAGTTTTTTACGACGTAGATAGACAAGACATTCAAAAAAGTGTGATACCTAAACCTGGAAGAATTGTAATTTTTGATGGCTTAATAGAACATTGTGCTAGAGAAACTGTAAGAAAATTTAATGACCTGAGAATGGTTTTAACTTTTAAATATGAAATAAATGTAAACCAATAAAATTATGTCGTATGATTATAAAATATTAGATTTAAAATATAGAATTAATAATTTAATTTCTAAAAACATTTGTAAAAAAATTATAGAAATATTTAACAAATACCCCGAGTTTCATTTTAAAGAAGGAAGTTATAAATTTAAAACAGAAAAATCAGAAATAGATAATTTTAAATGTTTAAACTTATCCAAAATAAATAATCCAAATAAAGATATTTTATACGCCTTAAATGAATCTAAAAAATATATATCTATAATGATAGCTAATTACGTACTGCATATTAAAAATAAAAAAATATCCCCTACTTTTAATAACCACCTAATTAAATCTAGTGGAAATATTAGAATATTAAAATATGAAAAAGGAAGTTTTATAAAAGATCACACAGACGTTGCAGACAATATAAGAGCTTCTTGCACATTAAATTTAAATGAAAATTATGAAGGAGGAGAATTTAGATTTTTTGATGGTCAAATAAAAGAAACTTTTAAAACAGGAGATGCTATTATATTTCCTGCCGAACCCATTTGGATTCATGGGACAGAGCCAGTTACTAAAGGTACTAGATATTCAATTAATTGTTTTTTAGAATCATGAAACTAGTATATTCAATACCAGAACAATTATATTACATTCAAGATTTTTTAGATTATCAAACATATAAAAAAATACATTATGATTCATTTAACAGTAAGTTATTAAATTTATCATCTGTAAATAATTCATGGCAACCTAGTCTATTATATGGACATAAAAATTATACTAAAAACTCTTCATTAGATACAAACTACAAACCTTTACATAAACTAATAACTTTAATAAAAAATAATCCTTACCATCAAATTAGTAACTACAACTTTAGTTGTATGTTTCATTCTATGGAAGACCAAGCTGGAATAAACTGGCATGATGATGGTAGGTATAAATATGGTATAACTTATTATATAAATAGAAGATGGAATTCTAAATTTGGAGGAGAGTTTTTATTTAAAAGTAAAAATGTTAATGGATTTATACCACTAGTGGGTAACTCACTAGTTATTGTTAAACCCCCTTTATTACATAAAGTAGTCAACGTAACAAAACCATTGGTTTCTAGAAAAACAATACAAATATTTGTGTATGAAAATGAAAATAAAAATGATTAATAAACCAACAATAGATATCTCTAAATTAATTTTACACAAAAAAAAATTTCTTTCTTCACAACAATGTAATAATTTAATAAAATATTATGAACTAAATAAAGATAAAAGTATTCAAGAAAATTGTCCGGAAGCCTCAACTAACATAAATACTTGGTCTACTTTTAATGTAATAGACGTTCCTTGTGGTAGTAAAGAATATAAAACAATAGCTACAGCCATAGAAAAAATGATAAATTTATATCATTCTTATACTGATAAATTTAAAATGTTTCACAGCGCTAGAAAATATAATTTTTTATATTCACATAAAATTAGATTAATGAAATATGACACGGGTGCTAAAATTCATCCCCACTCAGATCATGATGCTCATGTGTATGGATCTTGTACTTTTAATTTAAATGAAGATTATGGAGGAGGAAACTTTGTATTCTTTAGAGGTAAAAAAACAATTGAATTAAAAAAAGGAGATAGTTTAATTTTCCCTGCAGACCATTATTGGGTTCATGAGGTAAAACCAATTACTAAAGGTGTAAGATATAGTGTTAATTGTTTTTTACAAGACCTACCACAATCTGTAATAGAAAAACTAGACTTAGAAAAAAATAAATTAATGGAAGAATATGGATTTAATCCTGCGGATGGTATTAAATATAATATAAACACAGAACCAAATTAAAATGAAAAATAAAATTGAAATAATTGAAAATTTTTTATCATTTAAATTATGTAAAAAATTAATAGATTTTTTTGAAAACAATACATCTTTGTCAGAATTACATCCAGTAAATTATAATAGATACATAATGGATATAAATATAACTGGTATGAAAGAATTTAGTTATTTATTTAATAAAATAAATAAACATGTTTATAGTCAAAAATGTAAAATCGATTGGATTAAAATAGTTAAGTGGACAGATGATTGTAGTCAACAACTACATTTTGACAGAAGTAAAAAAAATTATAAAAAAATAAAAACAATATATTCATCTATAATGTATTTAAATAGTGATTATTTAGGGGGCCAAACTTTTTTTGAAGAAGGTTTAATAATAAAACCTATAAAAGGAAAAGCTTTGTTTTTTAATGGAATGTATTATAAACATGGGGTCATGCCTGTTAAAAAAGGACCTAGATACACTTTAGCAGCATGGTATAAAAATATAAAGTATGAATGAAAAAAAAGTTAACATAGATAATTTTATAGGTGTGTATGATAATTACATTACTGCAGAAGAGTGTAATAAAGCTATTAAAATTTTTGAAGACGAAGATAAACTTAAAAACACGCTAAATAGAATTTCTTTTGAACAAGCTTCTACTTTAGCAAAACAAGATCAACAATATTTTGCAAATGGTGGTAATATTGATGTTTGGTGGGAATCATTAAGACCAATGATGTTAAATTTTGATATGGCTTTTAAACATTATTCTACCACTACTGGAGCAGGTGATTCTTACGGAGTTCCTCTTCATTTTACAGAATTAAAAATTCAAAAAACCTTACCTACAGAAGGTTACCATCTTTGGCATCTTGAACATAATAAAGGTATGAGTAATGAAGGTAGAGCTTTTGTTTTTTCTATTTATTTAAACGATGTAGAAGAAGGAGGAGAAACAGAATTTCTTAATTTTTCTAAGAGAGTAAAACCTAAAACAGGTAGAATAGTTATTTGGCCTGCAGGTTTTCCTTATGTTCACAGAGGTAATCCACCATTATCTGGTAAAAAATACATTTTAACTTCTTGGATGATGTTAAGATGATTAGTCTATTAGACAAAAATAATAAATTAAACGAAGATCGAAATAGTATAAACGTTAGCTACACTAGACATGTTAATATTATATTTGGTAATTATCCTTATCCTAATATTATACATAATCTTATAATGTTAATTAAATCTAATCTAGCTCCTAACATGAATAACTACACTAATGTAAAAGGAGGAATGACTAATTGGGATTACTTTTTAGACAAACCTGAATTTGTTGACTTTACAACCTATTTAATAAATAAATATCAAAACACACATCCAAACATATTTAAATATTTTTTTGAAAAAAAAACTATTCAAGATGCATGGGGTAATGAAATAAAAAAAGGAGATAGTGTAGATTACCATACCCACCCTTGTATGCATGGTATTTTATATTTAACAAAAGGTTGTGATTTAATACTACCAGAGTTAAATTTAAAAATATCTCCAGAACCCGGAGATTATTATATATTTCCAGCAGAAATATTACATGGTTTTGATGTGCACGAAGAAGACTATAATAGATATACTTTAGTATTTAACATTGTAGAAAAAAACAGTTTTGAATTTGATAAAAAAGTAAAATATTTAGAAACTATGAGGAGTAAGAAGTAGGTCTTGAACCTAATCTAGCAACTTTATTAGCTTCAGTTTCGTCTTCTTCATTATCATTATCCCAATCAGATTGTAATTGAGCTAAGTGAGCTGAATCCCATCTAGTAGTAAAGTCTGTAAAGTCACCCAGGTTTGCATCTTCCCAAGTAGAGTGAGAAGTGTCATCTCTGTATTCTACAGTGTCACTAGAATTAGGTGTTCCGTATTGAATAGCCCAAATGTTAGACCACTTTGATAATCCCCAGAAATCGTCATCAGAAATTAAATAACCAATTCCCTCATTAGCTCCTTCAGCAAAATTTTTAATAACTGTTTTGTCATCAAATACTACTACCCATTGTGCTTTTGTTGCCATATTTTCTCCTAAGTTTTTATAATATAAATAATTGTTAAATAAGGTTGTAAAACAGAAGTTGCATCACCTGAAAAGTTTGCACTCATGTTATGTGAGTGACCTTGTCCAGATCCTTGAGTATTAATAGCGTTTCCTGTTTGTCTTGGATTACCAGCACCACCAGTACCATCGGGGTTATCTGCGTGTGGACCTTTTTTTGTATTGTGAGTGTGACTTGCTAGTTGTGCAGTTGATAAAGTTGCATTAGCTGTTGAACCACCAACGTTTCCAGTTGAAGTTACAGTGTTTGCTCCTCCAGTTGATGCTAAAGCTTTGTTGTTAGATTTTCCAACCGGTACGTTATCTTGTAAATTAGGGACGTTAAAAGTTGATGAACCGTCTCCAGCTCCATAAGTTGTACCTATGATTGTAAATAATGCTGAGTAAGTTGATCTTGAAACAGCTGATCCATCACATTCTAAAAATCCAGTTGGAACAGATGAATCTGACCATGGCACAATAGTTGCCGTTGGAATACCCTCTATACCTGTAAGGTCTGATCCATTAAAATTATATTTAGTTGCTTCGTAATTTGCCATATTATTTCTCCGTGTATGTCCATCCTACATCTGAACCAGAATAAACTAATCCAAAAGATGCACCTTCAGTATTAACGACTAAGTCTGCGCTTGTGTTTGCTATTTTAGAACTATTTCTACCTACAGTCAATGCGTTAGTATCAAAAGTAAATCTTGAGTCTGCAAAATGCACTTCATCACCAAGAGCAGGTGATGCAGGTAGCGTGACTGTGTATGCTGATCCATTTGTATCTATAAATAATTTTGCTCCTGCTTGAACTGTTTCGGCTGCAGTTAACGTTCTCCATTTTCTAAATTCATGATCTTTAATCATGTTAGTTCCGTCTGAGTGGCAAATGTAATTATTACCTTCACATAGTAAAAAACCAGAAGCACTTGTAACTTTAAAAGTTAAAGTATATCCTGCGTGATTAGTTCCATCTATTACGTTAAAAATTTTTTCTATGCTTGCTGGAAAATTTACTGTTCTGTTTGCCGCAAGAGTTCCAGTAAACTTTAAAGTCATATTTCTTGCATTTGAAATTGTTCCGTCAGTCATAGCGAGAGTGACATCTCCAGATGCTACATCTATTTCTTGATAACCTGCAACAGATTGTTGAACAAGGTTCAAATTATTATTTGTTTTTGTGCCCCATGTACCAGCATTTTCGCCGGTTGCCATTAGCTCTATTTTTAAATCTGAGGAATAACTTGATGCCATAAATTTTGTCTCCTAATTATTTTGTATTTATATTGTTTATTTATCTTTAAGTCAAACATAATTATGCAGGAGTTTTAATCGTGTATCCTGTGCTTGTTTTAGGACTTTGTGTTGTATATCCTGTACTAGTTTTAGGCGTTAATTTTTCATAAGTACCTGGAAAAGCTATTCCTGTGTTGTTAACAGTGGCTTCAAGTTCTAAGCCCGTTAATCCCATAGTCATTTCTGTAGGAGAAATAGTTCCTGTACTTGCAGTTGATAACACCCCTGTTAATGGAACTCCTATTTCAGGAATAATAGATCCTACGCTAGATGTAGATGATACTCCCGTTATATTAAGTATTAATTTTTCAACTACTTCTAAACTTCCAACACTTGATGTTGCTGATACTCCTGTTAATCCCATAACATCAGCTGGAGAAATACTTCCAACACTTGATGTTGCACTAACACCTGTTATGACAGGTGTAGAATCTATAACAAAATTTAAAGAACCAATACTAGATGTAGCACTAACTCCTGTTGGAGATATTACAGATGTTAAATCTAACGTTAATGCACCAACACTAGATGTTGTACTTAATCCCGATGGTTGAACTAGTTTATTAAATGAATCTCCATAAGGTTCTTCACCCCAACCATTTCTACCCCAACCAACTAACGTACCTGCGTTATCAAAATCTCCAAGTTCTGTTTGAGCTTGTAAACCTGTTGGTGTTACAATGGAAGTTAAATCAAGAGTTAATGATCCTAGTGAAGATGTAGAACTTACTCCTGTTAATTCTGCAGTGATTATTTGAGCTGCTACAATATCACCTACACTTGAAGTTAAACCAAAACCAGTTGGTGCAACAGAATATTCTACACCCCAACCAGAGTTACCCCATTGTTGTCTACCCCAACCTTGTTCTGGAAAGGCAGCTAATTCACCTACACTTGATGTAGTTGATAAACCTGTTAAAAAAACATCAACTGCAGATTCTCCCCAATTTTCAAAACCCCATGTGTCGCTACCCCAACCTTGTTCTGGAAAGGCAGCTAATTCACCTACACTTGATGTAGTTGATAAACCTGTTAAAGAAATTGTAATAGTATTGGATGCCCAGGAATTTTCATTCCATGCTACTGAAGGACTATCACCACCCCAGATAGATGCCATAAGGAGTCCCTCCTTATGCTATACGAAGGATAGCGTTAGATGCGTCTGCTGTTGGAAATTGAATTGTGAAAGTTCCACTTGATACAGTTTTGTCTCCACCAAATGCTATTGCACAAACTGCTCTATCAGCGTTTGTATCATTATAAATTAAACAACCATTTGCTGTAAATGAAGCAGAAGTAAAACTAACATCTGCAAAATCACAACATGCAGTGTCAGTTGATAAAGCTGGAGTCACACTTGTAAGTGTTGCACCACCTGCAGAATAAGCTGAACCTGATGTGTTTGATATTTCATTTGATGAACTGTAAGCTGTTGTAGATTTATTTAATGTAGCTGAACTTGTATATAAAGCTAATTTAAAAGTGTTTCCAGATGACGCTGTAAAATTATGTAAAGCTTGTAAAACCTCTGCTTTAAAACTGTTACATACTGCCGATGTTATTGCCATAATATTTTTCTCCTAATTACTGAGGCGGTGACTCGATTGGTATTCTTAGTGTTCCATCCGTGTAATCGTCTCGTCTTCTTCTTCCAAGTTGCATTGCTGCAAACTTTTGTAGTTCAGTTTTATATCTATTTTCATATAGTGTCAACATGTCTGTTGGACCTTTTAAAAACATAAATGCTTCTACTAAACATGCATATAATAGTCCTTGAGGAAAGTAATTACTTACATAAGTCCCACCAGTGTTAGTTTCTAAACCAGTTGGTTGAGCATTATAATGAATGATGTATTTGTAATTTTGATCTGGTGTAGGAGCAACAAATATAGCTCCTGATGTAGCAGTATTAGTTCCTGTTGTAGCACCACCAAACATAGAGTAATATTTAGGAAGTCCTGTTGTATCTTGACCTGCGGTGCCTCCTTCAGTTCCTGTAAGCTCTCCTACATACTCGGTTATAAAAGTTTGATCACGTCTTTCTAACCATACTCCTTCACTTGTAGTAGCACTTGTTGAATTAAATACTTGAACCCCTCTAATAAATAAAGCTTTTGTTGGAACTGTAATACTATTAAAATCTGCAGCAAATTGTGCTTCTGCTTGAATTCTGTCTGAATCCATTGGAATATCTAAATTAATTCTATGTTCAGCATTTTCTAAAAATCTATTTATAACAGCAGCAGTAAATACGTTAGCGTCTACCTCTGTATAGTTTCTAATATCTGTTGTTAAATCTG